CGGGCGCTTAGACTTTCATAGTAAGAATACTATGTCCCCCGACCCCATGTTGCAGGTGACAGGACCGTCAGAGACGGAGTTGCTTATTTAGGACACATGCTAGACCGTGTCGTTATTAAGCGGTTTAGTAAATATTGAATTCACTAATGTGTAGATCGATATTTTGGCGTATCCATTCGCACCCCGAACTGTATTCGGATCACTCAAGGTTGAGTCATCCATATACGGTAAAATCTCGCGACCTGCCGCATAAATACTGTAACAGGGGTACACGTAATCACCCGGAAGATGCTTGTGAAACAAGCGTTTCTTTAATGAGTACGTGTCAAAGACACCTCCTCCAAACCCACGCCTCTTTAAAGTTCGAGAGGTCCTAAGGGAGTAGTCACCAATTAGGTGACCATCCCCGTAACCATCCGGACCATACAGAATATTGTGGGGATACACAAAGGATTTACACACCTCTGCAAGTCGAAACTCACAATGACGTATGAACCAATTATGCATGGAGAAAAGTACACGATCGCTTATCCGAGACTTAAGATAATACGGTCGTATATCGAAGCCATTAATAAAGTCCGCGCCACAAGACTCTCTGAAGTCACCCTTCCAAAAGCTCTTTTTTTGATTAATATCAAAGCCTAGGTAGGACAAAACTTCAATCATGAGAGACTCAGCACCCTTGGGGATAATAATATCGTCCCCATAAACACGAACCTTATCAGATTTAAGGCCAAGATGTTCGGTTACACAAAGAGCGGCAGAGTAAAAAATTAAACTCTCTAACTCAAATGTAAATCCATTACCCATACTCGAAAACTTTTCAAGCAACAAATAGTGAGGAATTTTATCACCGTTTGTTGTTTTATAATCGTCGAGAGGTGAGTGGACAACCGGGGAACGGCATTGATCAAGCAAACAAGCCCAATCATACCTAACCAGGTTCCAAACACACTGCCGAGCAAGACAATCGCTTGCTTGAGTAATGTCAAGAGTAACAACGTTACCATTGATACTACCTTCACAAGCGAGATCTTGGTTCGGCTTTTGTCGTCTTAAATCGAGACCAGAAAGCAGGAGGCGTTGTCGTATGGCCCGACCTAAGGCATTTTGTGCCAATTTATTTAGGTTAGGCTCTACTACAATTGTGCGACCTGTTTTACTGTTCTTAGGCACAATCGCCACACGTGCTGGGGCAATCGTAACAGGAAAAGACCAACTCTCGTCGGCCTTAAGAATGTTACAATAATGTAGCCACGTATCCTGAGCCAAATCTGTATCAAAAGAAATAAAATGATACAGATCACTAGCATTTAAGCTAGTGTTTTGGGCCTCACAGATACTTGGTAACTCTTCTAATAAGCTACCAACAACAGGAAGGAGATTAATACTACACTCTAACTCGCTAGACAACTTAACTCTAGGGTTAATGTCTAAGCCATTCGCGACAGTATCACTACCTGGACCAAAGAAAAAGTCTAAAGAGCCGAAATCAGGACAATCCCCGAGTATAAATGAAATTTTTCGCTGCATGCAATACAATACTGCTGCAACGTCCGGATTACCCGGATCATTTAAACTTAGACGGATATTCGTCTGACGGCACTTTTCCTCTGCCTCATAAAAACTCTTCAAAGCTTCTCGTTTAGTATCTAAACCAAGAGGCAAGAAATCAGTTTTAGAGTAGAAACCCTGAATCTGACGTGCATTGGTAAGATCGTGAACGGAATCGAAGATAGAGTAATCGAAAGGGTAATCGATTACCCCAAGATAGTCCTTATTTAGCACAAGCTGATACAAATGCTTGGAAATAGGACCACCCATTTGAGAACAGGTCTCTGATAGTTTCTCCAGTATTTCTAGAGTCTCTTTTTTGGAGCGTTTCTTTAAATAATTCATAAATATAATCCTTTTAAGGAGTTAATTAAACACCGCAACAACGGTGAATGAATAAAACTAAGAAAACTTAGTTAGGAAGCACTACACCGGTAAACAAATAAGGTATCGGCAGGACGCTAGCTGCGAAAACTCCACCAAGCGAGGCTTGGTTAAGAATCCCAGTTGACGTTGTTGACGATGCCCCAGTGAGAATACCGGTGTGCATTTTGAGCAAGTTAGCTCGATCGCTTATTGTAGACCTACGATCCATAAAACAGCTAGTGATTGCTGTATTGGTGTAGGCCACCTTAGGCGGAGCAACATAGCCTAATGCTGTGCCTGACGCCCCTAGAGTTTCCAGTACTGGAAGTTCTGTCTTCACGGTAATTTTATAACCTTGGTTCTTAAGCTTGACACTATAAGCATTAACGCGGGGCTGCGCTTCTAAAGGCAGCGCCGCATCAGTTGCTCTCCAAAAAGGATTAGGAGTGTCAGTGATAGGAACTAAGGTCCACTCTTTAGGAGTGGCCGCGTCGTCTTTAACCAAAAGGTTAGTCATTGCTGGCATAATTTAAGCCTATAAGTAAAAAGTTAAAAGGAAAGTTATTAACAAAGTATGTAAAAGGATTTACTAGACGCTTATCCCTCGAGGGGCAGACTTACCTAATAAAAGTTGGTGGAAGAGAGCAACAGCGTTAGCTATATGTTGTCCGGAAAACACTTGAGATGGGTCTTTGAAACGGGGTAAAGGGACGTTAAAGGCAGAAAAGCCAGTCCCGACCGTTCGAGAAACTTCAACTAGTGTATAATGACTCTTCGCTCCTTTATACAACGGATTACCCGTTGATTTGGGAGTACCGGAGACACTCAAGGTTTGGCTTAGGGTTTGCACCCAGCGGCCATCAAGAGCCGGCAAGATTGCAAGTGAATCAAAATAATCACCAATTGGTAAGAACCAATCGATAACAAAGGAATACGGAACGAGCTCCCAGAATCCGTTTAAAGGGTTTGTAAGCCCTAAAGCGCGCTTCTGGTTAAGACGTTCAGTAAACTCATAAGAGATTTTAGTCTTTATAAGTCTCTTTCCTTTGATAGTAGAATTAGGATCACTGTAATCAATGTCATCAACACGCTGGGAACCGACCTTATAAACTTGTGCGCGACGATTGCGTGAGCTTTCAGCGAAAGCTAAGCTAGCGTTATACACGTCATCGATAAGAGGCAACCAGCCGTATTGAGCTTCCAGCCATCGCTTGGATACATCATCGACGTATCCAGACTTTGGACCTTTGATCCCTAATAGGTCGTAGACTTTCCGCATTTGACTGCGAGAAGTTGCAAACTTATTATAGACCAAAGCACTACCTATCGTACGCAAGTTATTTGTCACCAGTTTGTTAGTCTGGTGATATTCGCCTGCAAAAGCAACCAAATTAAAGTCATTGTTTCTAACTTTAGAAACAAGCTTATTTTGGGCTTTCAGAAGGTTCTTTGCGCATAATGTTGGCAACCCGGGGTTGACATAACCCGCAGCGTTGATGAACAGAGGACGACCAGTAACAGGATCTGTCCAAGTACTAACTTGGTCAACATAATGTTGCTGATCAAATAAAGAGTATGGATTAAACTTTATTCTTTGTTGATCTGTTCCAATTAGCTCATATTTACCATCGGATCCGGACCATGTCTTATAACGATAATAACGTTGAAGATCACTGATCCCACCGGTGTTAATAGTGCCGACAGTCATACTGGACGAGAAGAAGATAGATTAAAATCATAAGGAAAAACCTCCCAAGGGAAGTCAACCTTATTTCTACCTTCAGAGTCCATTGCCCTTACAACGTAATCGTAAGAGGGCATGTGCGAAGATACACTCGATAGAGTGCACGGGGGATCGACTCTGTTAGGTAACGTTGGCGTGTAGATAGAAAATATCCTATTTACCTGCTGTTCGAATTGCTTAAGAGTAAATGCACACCCCTGAAGACGGCGCAGCGTAATAACTGCGTCACCCGATACAATCAAATCACAGGAAAATTTACTGTGAATTGACGGGAAATCACCAAGATTTAGCTCTGGTGATGGATATGGTAAAAATGCTATATCCTCTTTGAGGCCGCAACCAGCAACTGTGGATATAATGGCAAATACTAGAAAATCGCACAAAAAATCATGCGACGTACCAGTATAGCGGAACTTATTTATTGACATCTGACGTCTCCATATGTGATACAGCCATGCGCGGAGTGAAGGAAACATCCATCACTCCGTACATAAGAACTGTAAGAGCAAAGAAGATAACGTAGTCTTTAAATTCAAGTTTCGGTGGCATTATAATCTCCAGTTAGGTTGCGGAC